TTATTTTAGTATCTGATCTTAATCCTGTAAATGTGTATGGTGGTGTCTCAAGAGTATAATTTATTGCAACTGTGTTATCAGTTGTTCCTGTATTTAGTTTGTATACTTTGCCACTAGTATCTCCAACAACAGTCAATATATCAGAACCATCATCATATCTAGCACCAACCATTAGCTCTGTTGCATAACTATAAACTGTCCATACTTCTGTGCTAATAGTCCATCGTAACACACAGTTGTTGATTGTTTTACCATCAACTGTAACAGAACCGATAGCAAAGTAAACATGGTCATCGTCATCCCAGCTGCTAACATCATCATAGTAGCTACGATCCACAGCTTCAATGTATCCTGTGATTGGTTTACTTATCTCATGAGGATAACCATCACCTCTTCTCAGTCTATATATACCTGATGGATGGTGCCAGTACACTCCGTCCTTGGCCAATTGAACAGATTCTTGTGAGTATGTTCCTACAAAGATATATGGATCTGGTTCAGTATCATTCTTGCTATACACTCTGTATGTATAATTCTTTTTGAACACCAAAAGAAACTGTGAGAATTTCTGAATACCAGTTATGTCTTCACCATCACCAGGACTGATATCGATATATCCATAATCATCACCACTCCAAAGTATACCTCCACTCAAATCTGCAACAGAAGAATACCACAACCGAGATGGATTTGCTGCTGTGTTTGCAGCCCACAAACGTGTTCTGAAATTGTCAATAAATCTAGCAGCAGGAGCAGCTACACAATTTGTTGTGCCAAAGCTCGTTGCACTACCACCATCCCAGCTATTCATTGCATCATTACCATTCACCATAAATACAGAATCTACAAAGTTTGTGAATCGAGCTTTTGCATTTGCAGTCAATCCAGTTCTCTTGTTTGTCCATGTTGCACCATTCAAGTAGTATGCAACAGTACCATGAACAGCAATAAGTCTGTCATCACTCCCAGCTCCTTCATCTAAGAATTGATGTAATCCGACTATGGTATTACTACCCATGTCATTGCCAAGAGTTGTAATTCCAGGACGCACTTTTGCAGCACCAATAGTATCAAAATTAAGATTCTTTACAGTTGATACTGTACCCTCAGGCAACATAAACTCATCAACAACAGATTCTTGAATAAGTCCATTGTGAAAGGTTCTTAATGATATAGGTTGATATGGATTGTCTTGAGGATTCATATTTGACTTTTTATTAAATCATTGTATTATTTATATTTACTTGCTTTTTTGAAGGAAAAGAGCTTTAATTAATATATGGAATTATGCAACATAACAATTATGGGAACAGGTTTGTGCACAGTCTTTTATTGGACTGTTATTGTTCCTGGTGGAATATTCTTTTTCTTGACAGGTATTTATGTTCATATATGGGTGAACAAACAGACAGACGATGGAAAGGATCATAAAAGTTTTAGACTAACTAGAGATTAATTCTATTTCAAATCTAATAATCGTTTGATATACTGAATTTGTAATTCTTGTACTGCTTGCTCGTCTTTGCCAAGAGAGTTTATAACACGCATTCCAAGAGTCAAAGAATCTCCTCGTGCAATATCACCAGCAACACCAATTGTGTGATGGGTTGCTCTGTTTGCACGTGCAACATTTCCTTGTAAAGATCGAGTTGGCACAGTAGATGGAAATGTGTCTTCCATAAAATCTGAGAATGCTACCAAATGTCGAATGTCAGATTTATTCTTATATCCATATTGCCACGCAGTATCACTGAGTTCTTGAAGAGCACCCATAGGACGAGCAGATGCATTGCCAAGTATTCTGTTGTATACTTCTGCAGCACGTTGGTTGAGAAAATCAGAGTTGACATCAAATCCTTTTCCTAGAATATCATTCTGATGCTTTATAACTCCACTTATCTCTGCATATTGTGTTGCAGACTTTTTGTATCCATTAACATTATTATCAAGTAAATCTCCCAAACTAGTCCTAACATCATCAACCATTCCTTCAGTTGGATCTCCTGCAATGAGTTGGTCTTTTTTCTTTGCAATCTTCAAAGTGTCAAACCATGCTTGTCGTAGTCTGTATATTTTTTGTGCATTCATCATCACTTCACCATTATTATTCGGATGAAGATCTTTGAACATCGTTTGAATAATACCTTGTGCCTTTCTGTTGTCTTTGAATCGACTTTTACTAAAATCGATAACAGTTTCATTAAGATCTGATAACTTTGTGGTTATTCCATACTTTTTGAAACTATTAAGAAAATCAATATACACATCAGTTACATCGATAGGTTTTTCTGGTGCTTTTTCTATTAGTGATCCAATTTTCTTTCCAACTGCCTTTCGTTTGTTTACTAAAAACTTTATTCTATTGGCTGCTTCCTCTCCTGCTACATCTGAAGCACGACGAGTATCGAATTTGTGACCAGAAGTAAATTCTGCAATCCTAAACGACTTTCTCATTCCTGCTTTAGTATCATTGTTAACACTCTTGATAAGTTGTACATAGTCATCAGGTATACCAGATTGAATAGCTCGCTGTGCTACTCTGTCTTTTATCAAGACACCTGCATTCTTCTTGAATCCTGCAGCAGCAGAACCAGGAATATCTCCAGAGTCTACATTTTTAAATGCTTGGTTGGCAGCTTCTCTTGATCTAATAGAATGACCAAATTTACCACCAATTGCTCCTCCTAATCCTCCAAGAACAAATCCTCCTGCTGCTCCAATGCCAAGTCCAAGAAGAGACTTTTTAAGAATTGTCATTCGATCTTCATCTCCTTCTTGCAGAGATCTAGAACCAGATGCTGCAGCACCAAATACACCACCTTCAAAAGCACCCATTCCAGCTCCTCTTAAAAAGCCAGACACAGGTCCTTTTGCGTTTGCTAAGAATGATGCTGCTTTAGGAATCCTTCCAAAAGCTAACATCTCAACAGCAGTTGATCCAGCTTCTCCATAAATTTGTTTTGCTGTTTTATTTATAGATGGAATCACATTGAAGTCAGATGTGCTTTTTTGAATGTTTTGTGTCTTCTTTAAAGCATTGATCAGACGTGATGGATCTTCACCACGAGCGAGCTTTGCACGAATAGTATCAAGAACTGCCTGTTGCTGTTGACTCAATCCTTTACGAGATTTTTCAAGATTTTTATAGTCTTGAGAAAGTGGTAAGAGAGCATCTCCAATAGATTGTCCAAGTCCAAGTGTTCCAGGAATAACATATTTGCTTCCAATTGCTTTTACTTTATCCAATAGTGATGTATTTTCTTGGCTGCTCTGAGTAGTAGTTTTTTCTGCTTCTGCATCAACAGCTCTCTTCTCTGCATCAGCAGTCATTCTTTCACTACGAGATGGCTGTGATTGCTGTTGAAGCAATTCCTGCATCTGTTTATCTGTTAAAGTCTTTGGAGCAACATTCTTACTCTGTTTCTTTAACAGCTCTTGCATTTGTTCATTTGTCAATGTTTGTGGAGGCATATTATGTTAAGTTACGAGTAACTTTGTTTGCATATGCAACAGAGTCATATGCCACACCTTTGTTATTTACTCCCTTTATTTCTTTTGGTTGTTCTGTGCCACCAAGAGAAGTATTCCATATGAGAGCAACCTCATACGGACTCCATCCTTTACCAAGGAGTTGTGCTACTTTCCATTGTGCTACTGCATCTTCATTCTCTGGTGTCATCTCAAGAGAACCAGCATCTCCTGTGAATGCTTTGTTGTACTCGCTTGATAGTTTTTTCCATGTACTCGGTAGAAACTGATACATACCTTTCTCTCCACTAGCACCAGCTACTTGTTTACCACCAGTCTCATGATGCTTGATAGCTTCAGCTAGTTGGTATGCTTGGTCGTCAGCTCCTACCGATGCACTTTTCCCAGCTGTTCCTCCTGAAGAGCTTTGAAGGACCCAATTATCTCCATCTTGTACATATGTTCCATATCCTTCAATGTATTGTGTGTTGTTATCTCCAGCTCCTGAGCTTGTACCCTTGCTGTTTCCTGAGATCTCATCATATAGATCGAGATCGAGTACAATATTATTTGGATCAAGATCAAAGTTGTCAGCAAGATCAATATACTGACTGACAAGCGAATCGTGTTGATTATTTGTTGCATTGTAAATATCTTTAGATCTGCCCAGGAAGTCATCACGTTGCTTTGGTGTAAGACGTTCACCAGTCATTACATTGTTCCACATAGCACGTACTCTGTCTGGAATAGAGGCAGCATTCTGAGCATTAGCAAATTCTCCTTCACGAACAGTAGATCTCGGATCAAGCATCTTCATATAGTTGAAGATAAGAGCAAGGTCTCCTGCAGCAGAAGGATTGTCTGCTGATGCTAGTATTCTGTTATATGAATCACGTATAGCTACAAAGTCTCCAGAAGCTTTTACAAACTCTTGTCTAAGAGTCTTTGCTTGTGTGAATGCTTCTTTGTTATCTGTAACAGTTGGTGACATCTTTTCTTGAATGTCAAGAACTAGTGACACAGCTTGTAATTTTTCCAAAGCACTCGTGTTGTTATCACGAATCTTGGATATTTCTCCATCAAGAGCTTGTAGTTCTGGTTCAAACTGCTGACCACGAGTTTGCATCAATGATAGCTTTTGTCCAGCAGTCAACACTTTCTCTCCTTCTTTACTGTATGGTTGGCTGAGAAGTTGTTTCCGCAATAGTGCTTGACGACGTTGTTCTAGGTCTGCAAGATTCTCTGCTCCAGCAGCTGGCTCTATAACATTCTTGAGAATACCTTGCAACATAGACGAGATATCAGAACCACCATTTTGGCTAGTAGCAGGAGTGGTAGCAGTACTTGGGAGTGCAGACACCGGTTGTGTTTGTGTTGGAGTGCTACCAGGTACCAAGTTTAGTCCTATGTTCCTAGCTAATGATGGATTGTTTTTATTTACTCTACTTATTTGGTCTGGTGTTAAATTCACACTTCCTATTGTTTTACCTCCTTGTTGAACACCAAGTGAAGCACCAGAAGCAAATTGAAGTTTGTCTGTGTTTGCTTTTGAAGTGTATCCCAGCTGACCACTCTTCAGAGCTTTGTTAGTATCAGGATCTGCAACAGGAAGTAAAGATCCATCAGACTTTTGATTGAAGAATGTATTCCCTACTTTTACAAATGACATATTATTGAAATCCTAAGCTACTAATAGTGAATGCTCTACGCTGGTATTCATCATTCTGTAATTGACGACCAATTGACTCTTTAGCAAACTGTCTCTCACTCTGAAGACCTCCAACAAGAGGTTTTCCACTAAAACTAAGTTGACGACCAGCCAATGATGTGTTTGGATTTGCACTCTTTATTCCTTCAGTACCCAAATATCGTTCTGTTGCAGCAAGTGCATCCTGACCAGATCTGAATGTTAGTTCTCTGTTTCGTGCCTCGTCTCTTGATTCAGCATCAGTAACATCTTGTTCAAATCGTCCTCTGTCACTACTGAATGCAGTACCACGACCTGCTAAAGTTTCACGACCTTGCAATCGTACTTTGTCTGCACTTCTTTGAATGTCTCCAATCTTCTGTTCTAGGTCATATCCAAGTCTTCCCAATGTGGTATTCAAATCTTGAACAGCTACATCAAACTTCTGTTTAAACTCTGGAGCAATTGTTTTATCTGCTTCAGCAAGAAACTGTTCAATTGAGATATCATCGAAGTTTATATTTGGATTTATTGTTTTTCCAGAACTAACAAGAGCATCAGCAACATCCTCAAGATTGCTCTTTATTTTTTCTTCATCATTCACTCCTTCTGAAATAGTTTCTGCTCCTGACTGAGTATTTGTCGATTCAGTCGATGGAGTTGAAGTGCCTGGCCCTGTTGCTGCTGGCACTCCCATTTTTCTTGCCAAAGCTGGATTGTTTTCCCAAAGAGCGTTTACCTGGTTCTGTGTTAGATTAATGTGTCCAACAATATTCCCAGCTGAATCATATACTGGTGCATTTCTTACAATAATATTGCTTCCAGAGTTTGAAGAACTTGTTGTACTTGGAGCACTGGATTGTGTGTTTTTGGAAGAAGATGGTGATGAAGAACCAACCTCATTTCTCCTGTTTGAGGATATTCTTTTCAAACTATCTGATGCATTGCTTCCTACTAGTAGTCCCATATCTTTATTTTATCTCTTATTGATTGATAAACAAAATGAATTACAAACTTTCCTTTTCTTTAACTTTTTCTTTAGCTGATTCAAGAACACTCTTTAATCTATTTATTATTTTTTTTGGAAGAATCTTTCCTTTAAATTGCTGCCATCCACGAGGATACTCATTACCATTCGAATCGACAGTGACATAAAGAACATTCATGATATATTCTTTATCAACAAGTGCTATTTGTACTTCTTTTATAATCGTGTCTTCTATTGTGATTGTTTTAGGCATATTATAATTCTATATAATAAATAATACCTGTTGAACCAGTAGCTCCATTTGAGCCATCATTGGCACCAGTTCCTCCACTGCTCCCTCCAGTACCAGCTGTACCAGCTGAAACTGATATAGTTCCTGTGTTAGTAAGTGTTGAATACACAAAAATAATTACTCCTCCACTACCACTTCCTCCTCCACCACCTCCTCCACCACGATCATTAGATGTTGAACCTCCTACATTACCACCATTACCACCATTACCACCATTAACACTTATGGTGCCATCATTCTGAATAGCTGGAGAGAAAATAACAATAGTTCCTCCTGCTCCACCAGAACCACCTCCTCCACCACCAGAGCCTCCAGTTGGATTTGCATAATCTCCTCCTCCACCACCTCCACCCCCACCAGAACCAGCAGAACCAAGTATTGCCGCTATAGTTGGATAAAGATCTAATGGGAAATATGCAGACACGGCTGTTGTGGGAAGGTTCTTGCTTGCAGTTGCAATTCCAGCTCCTTGAGTAGTTCCTTGTGTAGAACAGCCGCCACCATATCCTCCTCCACCACCATTCGCTCCTGACACTCCCATTGAAGGATTAGTATCAATTCCTGCTGTTCCATTGCTGGGAGTACAGGACCCTATTGCTGCTCCAGCTAATCCTGCAACTCCTGCCGAAGCTCCAGGAAGAGAACCTGCTGAATGCGCAGCTGCACCTGCTGTTCCTGCTGCTCCTTGTCCACCTCCTGCATCATCATAAGTTCCATCACCTCCATTACCTCCATCTCCTCCATTAGCACTTATGGTGCCATGATTAGTTATAGAAACTTGCGAAAAGATACGATATCCTTCTGTTTTTAGAGTTATCCCAGATTGAATTGTTAGTGTTGTAGATTCCACATCTCGTGTAAGTGTGTATGTATTTCCCGATTTAGAGGCAAAAGAAAATGTATTTGTACCATCAAAATCAACTGTTCCATCATTTCCTGAACCAGTGAAAGCAGCACTTGAAACATATCCGTTCACTATAAGATTAGTACCAGTCCATGCAACGTATCGTCCATTCGGATCACCAACGTGAAATTTATATTTTCCACCAGAATATCCCATCCAGACTCCTTGACCAGTCAAGTATCCTGTGGCACCACCTCTTATAAATCCAGAACTATCAAGTGTTATTGTTCCAGCAGTAATTGCTCCTATATCTGCACTTATAGCTGCTAAATTTGATACTGTTATCTTATCTGCAGTTACTGCTCCTGCTTGTATTTTTGAGGATATAACAGAATCTGTTTGCAGCATATTTGCTACGATGTGGTTTGCTGCAACATTGCCTGTTGCTCCATCTATTCCAGCAACAGCTAACTTTGCTGCAGTCACAGCATCAGTAGCTAATTGAAGTGTATCTATTGTGCCTGCATCCACATACTGTCCATCTATTGATGAACCTGCTTGCAGTCCTGATATTTTTACACTTTGGAATACAGCAGCACCTGTTTTGAGTATATATGCAGTAGCATTATTGTTGTCTGCATTAAAATCTGTTTCAGTAGCTCCCCACCAAGTATCGCCAGCAGTGTTAACATGAAAGCTGTTTGCAGTGGCATCTCTGTCTGGAATGTGCAATTCACTAGCAGTAACTCCTTCATTAAACTCAGCACTACCATCAGCAGCAATCCTCCAACCAGACACTCCAGACTCATAATCTGAAGACCTCCAATCACCCTCCACCATTTCATTTGTTCCTGTTGTCTTACCACCTCCACCATCAAGACCTCCATCATCTAGGAATACACCATCATACTCAGGCATGAGATCCAAACTAGACATGTTGTTGTTGTCCAACTGTGATTGTACCACAGATGTTCGTCTGTATAGTTGTCTATCATACTGTTCGTAAAATGGTAATCTCATTATTCTGAATCTGTTAAATATCCAATATCAGGACTCAATCCGATGTTTTGATGTGTTTGCTCCTTCCTAATCTGAACCAATTTTCTTTTTGAATATTCAATGTAATCTGGATCTGTTTTGATGTTTATCTTTCCTCTTAGTTTCCTACTCTTTATTTTGTACTTCAAGTAGCTGATGTACATGTCTGTGTCAGGTTCATCCAATTCATCTGAGTCAGAGTTAATGCTTGTTAATGTTTTGTAGAATGACATAAAGACATTCTTGCCATCCAAGTCGCTCTCTACTGGAGCATTGAAGTAAATCTTTCCTTCAAAGATTGTGTACTCTGTTGGAGTTGCATATCCGATATTCTGCCATACATTTGTTCCAACAGCATGAGCAGTATCAATGCTACCATCTCCTGATGCTGGTATACCACTTAGTGTGTTTGTTGATGTATCATTTGCAGTATATGTTATAGTGTTATCTCCAATCTTTATGCTACCAGAGCTGTCAAAATCTGCAGTGTCTGCCAGCACCAATGTTACTTGTCCAATACTCGGTTGTGATGCCACAGTAGTATGATTAACTCCTATGTACCAATCTTTCCAACTGTTATAATCAATATAACCTATAGAGTTGCCATCACTTCCAATTTGCAGATTAAGTATATTTTCAGGAGTATCTGGATTTCTCAAGTTGGTAGGCACTGCTATTGAATACTCTCCTTCACTTATATTTCCAATGTCATAATCAAACTCTTGTCTGAAGTGCCATCGTTTCACTTCCTCATCAAAGTCACGCCGAGCTTGATTGAGCCATCGATTAAGATCATCATCAGAGATAATGTTACCAAACTATTCACCCAAGTCATCCATTGCGCTATGTTTTATGTAGTATGCAGTTTTCTCACCATAGCCAGAGCCGAGTACTTCATCAGAGTAATCAGAGTATGTAGTATCATTCTCATTCTTGAATCGTACTTTGTATGCCACTGTACTTGCATCAGAAGGAATGTTCACATATGTTTCTCGTAACTCTGGATCTATGTCTACTGCTGAATTAAGAGAATAGCTACCACCGATAGCAGTTGCAGAATATATTTCAATTTGATTGAATGGTATAAATGTTATCAGTGTACCAGATGCATGAGCATGACTAGTTGCTGCTGAAATAGTCAAGCTGCCAGATCCTGTGCTTGCTATCTTCCTCAGCTCACATCTTTCAAATGCAGGATTGCCTATGAGAATGTAGTCATTTGTTGCAAAACTATCTTCAGACACAACAGACAAAACAGTTTGTCCAGAAGCTTCATCTCCAGAAAGAAATGTTTTATAGAATGAGTCAAGCTCTGGAAGATGAATGAATAGTTCATTTCCTATATTACCTCTGTTGACTCGTAATATGGGTTGGCTCATATATGTTTTGTTATGTTATAATTTATCATGTTTGTCTAAATGGAAAATAACTCGTCCGAGCACCTTGGTATTTTCTGACAACTGTTTTGTAGTTTCATTAAGTATTTTGTGCGACAGTTCCTCAAACTTTTTTTCTCTGTCTTTTATTTCATCTAAAAACTCATGGTCTTTCTCTTTCAATCGAGCCATCGTACCTTTGTACATAAGGTACATTACAACAACTGCTGCAACACCAACGCTAAGATTAGAAAGAGAGTCTAAAAATGGTCCTGTCATATTAGTCAATTATTAAAACGCCATTGTTGGTGGCAACTGCACCATTATTGATAATAAGCTGTGGAGAAAAATCATTCTGACTACCTAATCCAATAAATGAAGTGTCAGCAATTACATCATCATAATACTTATCTCCAACCACATCAGGACTATATCCACCAATATTAAACTTAGTGATATTCTGCGTCCCTGTATTAAGTGTTCCTGAACCATCATATGAAGGAGATGATTCAGTTGTATTATTTAGCCATATATCAACATCTCCTGCTGAAGACGAGATGGTTATTTTAAACTCCAAACGAGTTATAGTATTAAGTGAAATATCCAAACCTGTATTAGTGTAACCCAATTCATCTCCAGCGCAGGTTATTCGCAAGGTTCCATAATCTTCAACATTGCAATATACTGGATTCCCAGTTCCATCGCCAACATCAAAAAGTGTTAAATATCCATTCGGTCCAAACGACCATCCTGTTGGAAAAAAAACCTGCATTTGAATATAATAGACTGATCCTGAAGTGAGTGTTTTTGCAAGGATACAGCCATCACCTGCTGTAGATATATCACATCTTGCTGAATCTGTCCCATTTACTTTACTGGTTGCATCAAGAGCAAATGCTCCTGTTCCATAACTATCCTCTGATGTAAAAGTACATGGAATTGAAACACATGTTTCAAAATCTTCAATGCCAAAGGTGTATGCCTGCACACGATTGATTACAGGGAAATTAGAAACAATTGACCCAAGCAATGTTGATGAAGGATTGTGGATATTTCCTCCTTTCTTATTAATATATCTCTTCTTTAACAAATAATTTTCAAAGGTATTCTGTGCATACACAGCTTTGTCAACAGATGTCTGAGGAATGCCAAGTGCTTCTTTGTTCGTCTCCATATACAGCTTCCGTTCTGCAAGATATTTGCGATGAGACTGAGCAAGTTCACCTTTACCACCAAATGCATCATCATGTTTTAGGGGAGTTATCCCAGCAAGCATGGTTGCAGCTAGAAGTCCTACCACTGTCGTTTTGGTATATTTATTCATACTACCCATTGCCAATATCAATCACACCTCCTGCACCAACATATATAGAAGTTGATGTTCCCTCAATTCTGCCACCAACAGACAAAGTTCCATTACCAGTGAGATACAATCCACCACCACCTGTGTTGACCAAATAGACACTCCCTGCAACATATTGAAAACTATCAATGAGACAACTATCTCCACTGTTTATTGTCCAATCACCAGAACCACTGTACGTACAAGAGTCTGAGGGAGCACCAGCACTATGGTGGTCAGCATAGTAATCTGTATGCCAAGTATCACCATTCCCTGGTGAAGTGTCCGAGGCTCCACCACTCGGATTGTCTTCTGTGAAGTTTGCAATCAAAATACCAGTACCATTGATATTGTTGTTAGCTCCCCAATCACCACCTGAATAACTCACTGGGTCTAGCACTTGACTAGCATTTGGCTCTCGTGCACTGTTGTTTCCAAAGTCTGGATCACCTGGACCCCAATCAAGTGTATAAACACGTGTACCACTCCTTACTGCTGTCCCATTCAACCACAACGCCATATCACCTTCTGAACCTCCATAAGAATTAAACTCGCAGCTAAATACAAACCAGCCAGGCAAGTCTGCGTCTGGTATCTCCTCAATCAGATAGTCGCCAAGGTCACCACCATTATTGTGACCGCAAGCAAGTTCCACACCAGATGCGGTTGCCCTTAAAAACATGCCTTGTCCATTTGTGCCGCCACCATTACTCCACAATCCTCTAACAGTAGAGTGCGTCAATCCTGCTGGAATATATACCAATAATGCTGCATCATTAGTAAGATTATTATCAAAATCACTGCCTGGTGGTGGATCGTTTTGATTGTTCATTCCCTCATAACCCTCCTGTGTTGAGATGTCACCACTGCCCACTGCTGTGTTATCGACGAATCCTGTAGCATCATCACCATAGTTTGTGCCCAAATTAGTTGAATTCAATTCCCAGTATGTATCAGGATCCCAGTCTGCTACAAAAGTAGTGCGTCCATTCACAGGAGTGATGGCTGCACCAAGAACGATATCAGGAGTTGGTATCGTGAAATACAGCAATGATGCTGTTACGCCAACGATTGCACATAAAGCTAAAAACTTGTTCATTTTAGAAAAAAGTAAGTGTTGTCGTTGCTCCTGCAGTGATGCGAAGACCATTCGTGCCATCCGTAAATACATGCGTAGCTCCTGTTGAAGTTGCGCTTCCCCCACTGTCAATCTCTAAAACATTATTTGTTCCAAGCGTTCCTCCACTTGAAACCACAAACTTATCAGAATCAGAATCATCTGCACCAAATACCCACTTAGCCACAGAGTTGATCATAAACTCAACAAGAGAATCTCCTGCTCCACCATTCCCAATTCTTGTCGTAGAGGCTGATACATCATGCCAGAAGGATGCTGTTGAAGATGAGCTTCCACCAAAAATGACATCATTACTGGTGTCGATAGGATAGAGTAAAATATCAGATCCATTCGTTGATGTCGCCCATCCAGGATCTCCACCACCCACTCCTATTGCATCATTACCATCACAAAGGTCTGCACTGCCTGTAAGGAACACACACATCGAGGTTGAGGCATTGATATATCCCCCCACACGACTGTCTGTGTAATACAGATTGCTTCCTTCAGATAAGTCACTGGTACTATTATCAGAAAGATCATCTGCGGTACGTGCAGTTTGCTGTGTTTCCCAGTAATCACTCGACGTGGTTGACCAATGAACAAGATCTGATATTTGTGATTCTGTAATTGAGAGATTCGCTAATGTGGTGAGTTGTGGAGCAGACGTTGTTGCATACCAATCAGAGAGGGTGAAATATGGTGCAAGTGCACTAGAATCAATATATCCTGCTGCGGTATTCTCTGCCTCAGTCCAAACATCAAAGCATGATTCCACTGCCCCTGAAGCGTTCACCCCAAGAGGAGCATTTCCTGCACTACAATTCGCACCATTTGCAGCAAGAGCAGAGGCAAGTGAAGCAGTGCCAGTAAGATTCCCCGTCACATCTCCTGTAAGCGTTCCCCACAAAGAGGAGGCAGAAAGATTTGTAGTAGAAGCATTGACCACAGTCAGATTGTCAGTTGCATCATCGTAGGTAAACGCACTTTCTGCTCCAACGGTACTTGGAGTTGTGCCGTATGTCACATACGTATCTACAATAGGAGTTGAAGTGGCGAGTCCAGAACTCCCACTTCCCACCACATCTGTGTAGTCACAAACTATACCTATCCCTGCTTCATAGGTACAAATCTTTGTATCAGTGAGTGTTCCTTCATTAAGTGAAAAAGTTGTTCCAGAAAGATTTAAGAGAGTGCCTCCTGCTGTATACGTTGTGTCAGTATCCCACGAGCTAGTCGCTGTAACCACCCATTCACTTCCCGTCCAGTACAATACATCATTTGTCACGAGAGAGGTGGTGCTCACATCAGAAAGCTGACCGAGTTGTGCATCATTCTCAAACCAGTAGCGTGAGCTGGATGTCGCCCAGCTTTCTCCTCCACCACCATCATCTGAACCATCACACAAGTCAGCAGATCCTGTTAAATCTTCACATGTTTTCAATTCATACACACCACCAGCATTTCCTATCAGTATATTTCCAGCTGCTGGTGCACTTGTTGTTCCAGTACCTCCTTGGAAAGGATACAGCGCAGATGCACCAAGATTGACAGCAGATCCTTGCAATTGTTCCTGTGGCAATACAGAGTAACCACCTAAAGCAATGGCAAGTGCAGATATTATGTATATTGCTATGTTCATCATGGTGCTACTGTGTAGAATGGAGCTTTCAGTTCCATTCCTGTTAATGGTATGGTGGTCATGGTGATTGTGTCACCAGACAATGTATAATCAGATCCTTGTATTAAAACTTGACCATTCAAAGTCAAAGTAAGAGATGCTGTAGGATTAGGAGTTTTGGAAAGTGTGAATGTAGCATTCACTCCATCGATTGTTCCACTTGGAGTCTCATTGTAAATAAAATACCCACCTCCATCAATCTGTTGAATGGTTGCAAGTTCTGTTAGGGTTAGTTCATTCCCTTGATCTATATGACTCATGAGCGTAGCTTGATGTTAGGATATAGTTTCTGGTAAACACTCCTAATACGACGTTCATATGCTTTAAATCGCTGTATCTTTTCTTCAATATCATTGTATCGCTTGTCCAATTCTTTTTCTCTAGCATTTAGATATTCAGACTTTTCGATATAGTCATCATTCAGAGCATCAAGATTATTTTGTGCTATATCAATTTCATTTTCAATGATGCAAAGATCTTTATTCAATTTCTCTTTCTCTTTGTTAAATGATTTGATGAATTTGTCTTTGTCTTCTGCTAAAGTTTCAAGCTCAGCATTTTTCTGTTCAATCTTTTGAGACTGTTCAATAAGACACTCTGCATTTCGTTCAAGTTCTTTCTCAAACTCTTTTTTGTTTTCTTTAAGCTCTGCTATTTCACCATTAATCTCATTCAGTGAAATAACAGAGTTTCTCAATTCTTTCTGCTTTGATTGAAGTTCTTTGTTAAACTTCAATATTTTCATTTCTACTTCTTTAACAGTAGCATCACACTTAGCTTGGAGATCTTCATTCTCCTTTATCAAATGCTCTTTTGTCTGTTCAAGCTTTTTTATTTCATCTTCAACAATTCGTTTTCTCTGAAGAGCATCATTCCTCGTTGGTGTTTGAGGAGGTGTTCCCATATTACTCACCAACAATTCGGTATATTATGAATCCTACTACTGATGTAGCAGCTGATAATTGGATGTTGAATGCTTCATTAACACCTGTTTGAAGTGGATTGTGTAATGGTGCATCAAATACCATTGAGGCATTTGCTTGTAGATCTGCTTCAATAACAACAGTTGTGCCAAATGTTAGAGTGACTGTATTTGCACCTCCATCAGCCAAAAGACTATAGTGATCTATCTCAATGTGTTTTCCAGCTCCTGGAGCTGCAATTGCTGCAGTCTTAGTTGCTGTTGCCTTGTCAATATTGACAAATGCTTTTCTATCTCCCAGCATAATCTTTTATATATGAGCGAATAATATTGTACAATCGTACTAATGGCTCCATCCACAGAGGAAGTCTGTTTTCATGAAGAAACTTTGCCTCTTCTTTGTTAATGTCAATAAACATCGCACCATCAAAGTGTTCAAAGTTTCTGTTAACAACTTCACGACCAACAATGTGAAATCCATTATGTCCTGCTTTCCTACCATAACTATTTTGCATGATAAGTCCTTTCTCAGTGAATCCTCTATACAGTATACAGTGTCCTGTACCTTTCTCTTTATACTCATCAAGCATCTCATCACTAATATTCCAATTCCAGATAACTCCAGAAACAACTGCTCGCTTCTCTTTTCGGAACTTCCAGAGTGAAGCTCGTATGTTGTCGTAATGATCATAAGGACCATTTACAAAGAACACACTTTTCTTCATATGTTTCCTTGCTAGGATCTTCAAATGGTTTGGCCAGTTCTTGATGTTTCTTAGGAATGAGACAGTGTCATTCTCCTCATATGGAGATTCATTCAATTCAATGGCACCCATTTTTATATGAGTGAGCATTGCAGGACGAATTTGTTGTCCCCAAGAGTTAGGATCTCCTGTCAATTCCTTCGAAAGTGCCATTGAATACTTCCAACTCAATGGCACTCCTTCTTGAAGTGCAGAAGCAGCACAAGTTGCTGCTCCTGTACAAAAATCACCAATTTGGTTGACCAGTTGCTTCTCACCTAAATCAAAGAATACTGGAAGCTCCTTAAGAGAAGGGAACTTTGTTACATTACCAAGCTTGAAGTCACGACCATCCCTCTGGGTTGGTTGCAATCCTCCTAGCACTTTTGGTAATGTATCAGACATAGCTTTAGTTACTAGTTACAAGTTCCATACACAGCATAGAATGGATTCTCTCCAGTTGGTGCTGTAGTTGATGCAACAATCTTGACATATGTAGCTGTGCTCGTTGGAGCAAACTGCATGCATCCAGCTGCTGATGTGAATAGCACATTATCTCCAGCAGTGATATCATCACCAGCTGTCAAGTCACCAGAAGCAACAACGTTGGTGAAGTTGGAATCTCCTACTCCTCCAAAAGAAGCAGTATTTACTGAGAAGACTGCAACTACAGACACAACTAATGCTGCAAGTGCAACAAACAGTGGTAGAGTCAATTTCATATTGATTCTTAGTTAGTTGCTAAATCTAAGAATTATCATTCTTAGAACCTTGAAGATTGCGAGCATCATTGTGACCGATGTCAAACATCATTGTTGCCTTGTACTGCATCTCACCAGTCTTAAAGACAACATTTGGACCTTCCAGCTGAATACCTTGTGATTCCTTGTACTGAAAGCCATATTCATCATTCTTCATCGATGTGTCTAAAGCAAACCAGTACGCAGTGTTAGTCTCGATCCATGGAAGTGCAAGGATCTCGAAGTCATCAATGCCAGCAGCATCATTGTTTGCACTGTTAGGAATAGAACTTTTACCTCCAGCACGAACAGCACCACGAATCTCACGAGCGCGGAAGTAATTCGCTGTACCCTTCTTGAAGATAAAGAGATTGGGATTGATGTCCATGTCAACACCCTTAGGATCTTTGATCAAAGATGCTGTGCGATACACTGCCTTGATAGCATCATATTCAAAGTCCATGTTGGTATCTGTACCATCTGTCACAATATTGTTCCAGTTGGTACCACCATCTTCCCGAGTGTGAGATGCACTGAATGCAGCAGCACCATCACCACCTGTTGTAGAAACTGTGTAGTTTCCTGAGTCGTCTACTTCTGTGTAGCTTGTTCCAAAACCATTGTCTAGCCTAGCTGCACATAGCGACTCTCGCTTGCGTTCACAAGCTGAAATAAGAGCCTGAACAACACGCTCAAGATCTCGTTTCTTGATGCCAAACTTCCACATTTGTTTGGTTACTGGCATCAACTTACCATACTCAACTTGAGTATAGGTCTTATCATATCCCTGTACTGGGACTTCACTCGTGATAACAGCATTCTCTGTTATACGAGCTGCCTTTCCAAGACCAGAAAGACTTGAATCCTTACTGTAGTAATCAGTTACTCCAGTTACCTTGTTGAAGTACTTATCGTAATAAGTTGTCTTCTCAATCTTGCTCTGCTTCAGAAAGATTTTCTGAATCGCAAGATCTGTGAGGTCAACTGCGTCACCGAGTGAAAGAGGAGTACTCATGTTACTTGCGATTATGCAGCGTCAGGATTGACACCACTACCTACTAATACATGACCGAGGATAGTTTTATCCGCAGCTGCACCAACAACACCAGTCTGAAGGAATCCTGCCTCTTCAGCAGTACTATCAGTACCAGTGTTATTCACTTGGTCCTCATCTGTGAGGAGCATACGATCACCATTGTGAGCAGCATTGCTGTTGTTTGTTGAACCAGCCTTTACTAGTTCTGAACCATCAAGCTCTACTGCCTTAACGAATGAGTCAGAGGTGGTAGCTGCTTCTTGAGCAATTGCCTTCCTCTGCCAGTGCTCTGCTGCTGCTGTAGCTAGTATCCACGTTGTGGCACCTACAGCTAGCATGAGCAAATCACCCTTGGCAACCGTAATAGATGAAATAGGAAGAAGATCGAATCCCTTGTCCTTATCATCTTTTACAATTTCAAATCCAGTCATGGATGTTGTAAATTAATCTTGCAATTCCTCGATGTCCTTGTCTGACCAACCTGAGTTTTTTAGAATTTGTATGCGTTCATCTGTTAAGACTTCAGCAGCTTCTGCACTCATTTTTTTGGCAACTTTAGACTGAGGAGCAGATGGTGTTTTTGAACCTGCTGATGCAACTTTCATTCTTGATTGTGCAGCAACTTGCTGCTTAGTTACAACTTTCTTTTTTGAGAATCGCTCAGGATATTTCTTCATTACTTTCTCATGTGCATCTTCAAAGCGTTCTGATATCTCATCAGGATCTTCTGGAACTACATATTTTGATAGTTCCTTTTGAAGTGCAGTAAAAAGAATATCTTCAGTATCATTGTTTACATGATACTCTGGATGTTCCTTGACAAATTCCTTTTGAGCACTTTTACGAGCAGTCTCAAACCTCTGTGCTTCAAACTCTGTCTTAGGAATATATCCACGAGACTTTGCGATTCTTTCAAAGAGCTGTATTTGTTCTTCATCAATGTCAGAAAGATCATCTTGTTCTTCTGCATCATCTGTCTTGGTTCCAATTGTTTGTATTAGATCTCTGCGAGTTCTTCGAGCTTGTCGTTTTGAAACGATTCGCTCTCTGGCTGACTGAATCTGGATGTCCAAGTCACTCAAGTCATTTCCAAGCTCTTCCTCTGTCTTACGAAGACCTTGCAACTCTCGTACTTTAGCATCATCATCAGGCAATTCCTCATCAGGATCTTTTGTGGAGACTTCCACATCATCAGACTCTTCCTCCTCAACTTCTTCTGGTTCATTGCCAGTTTGGTTTTGGACATCAGATGGAGTGCCATCATCATCTATTGTTGCTTCTTCTACTTCTGATGGTTCAATTGGATCACCATCATCAGAGAACTCGTCTCCTATTTTTAGTTTTGTCATATGTTTTTCTTCAACTTTATACTCTCGTGAAGTGGAGAGAAAACAAAACTGACACCTCTACTAGAGAGGTAAATGTGACATTCATGGTTTCCCAGCACAAATGTCATATTCACCTCTCTAACAAATGTCAATTCTATCAAAGAACTTACTATTAATTAAACCTCTTTTTGCCCAGAACTCAAAATGGTGTATAACTTAGTTATCAACTCCGAACTTTCATGCTCACAGCCATGAGACTCAAGAGCTTCCATTATATACTTTGTTTTATCATCACCAAGTTCCACCTCGATCTCTTCAGAGCCAAGTTCACTGTCTAATTGTCGTATTCTTGGCACTATTTCATTCCCCAATTCATCATTCACTTGTGCAACAACCATTTGTTGGAAAGAATCGAACTCTTTTTTCTTCTCAGCATCAACTTTTTCACCATTTTCTATGGATTCCAACAGTTTTCCTCTGTATTCTGACACCTTTCTTGTCCCTACATCAATGAGAGTCTGACGAGCTTCCATAATCTTAGCAAATCTGTCAATATATTCCTTGTTTGCATCGATTAAGTCATTCATTCCATTTATCAGCTTTATAAGAGTCTTAAAATCTCCCTTATTTCTATTGCTGATAGCTCTTATCACCTCAATCAACTTCCTACACTCATTACGTTTTATTTTGAATTTGATCATATACGTGGTGTTTCATCATTACCAATGCTAAATGGAGATTGTACTCCAGCTGCTCCATAATACTTGCTAAGATTATCACGAATCTTGATACACCAGTTACGAACACCATTCTCTCCTAATGCTCTAGGTATTATTCGACTCCTAATATCTTCAACACCCATCTTTTTATCTCTGTCTGTTAGTGAGCTGTACTTTTCAGGAACAATGATGTCTACCATAAAGTCTGTACTATCTTCAAAGTCTGTTACACGAATACCAAAATCTTCAGAGAGCACTTCATTCACCACTCGTCTGAATGCAGCTGGTACATATGATGTAGGACGAGTTTCATCCTCGTTTTCTGGCCTGTTGACAACAGAATTTCCAACAGGCTTTGTCATCTCTTCCTTTCCAACTGCTTGTGGAGTATTCTCAATCATCTTAGTAAGTGCTGTTGCAAGAGTATTCATTCCTTCAACAACTTTATTTTGTCCTTCAATGACAGCATCAAGCTTCTCACTCTGTGTCATCTTTTTTTCTTTTTTATTTTTTGACATATTTTATGTTTAGCTTCAGTTTACACTCTCTTGAAGTGGAGAGAATATGTTATAATAATTTCTAAGAAGATACACCGACCACTTTCTTCTTAAGACCATACAAAGAACCCTTTCCAATATGCATTGTATTAGATCCTGGTTCATACGTTATCTCCAAAAGAACATTTATCATTTCTCCTGGATGTACAATTTTCTGTGCAGTAACTCCAATCATCTTTGTAAACTTTGTCACTGGCGTTTGCTTCACAAATGGACTAACAAGAGCATCCTGCTCCTTTGCATTTCCAAGCATAAATAAAACTGTCCACAACTGCTCTTTGCTAACGATACACTCTTTGCCTCCTACTGTGATACGTAACAATCCTTTCTTTTTAGCCAATGTATTCCAATTAAGTTCGAATACAGGATTATTTCCTTGCCCACTAAAGTCGTCCAGTCCTACTTGCGTTCTTTTTTTCTTCATGCTACTTGTTAGCTAGTTCTTCTAATTCTTTCAATAGAGCTTTAACACCTGCTATCTTTGCTTCTTTGGTTGCAGTAAGCAATGCAGTCTCATCAACAGTGGATCGCAAACAACTTTGACTTTCCCAATTGTATATCAATCTATTAGAAACATCGATCAATGCTGCAAATAATCTGTCATCCTTTACTATTCTTTTTATACTGTTAATGTCTTGTTCCATGCTATGTGGTTGTCTATCCTAAGTTTGCTCCTGCCTGCTGTGAAGTTGGTTGTTGAGCTGACTGTTGAGCTGGTTGTTTAGTTCCAGCATCAACAAACACAGGTTCACCTTGGTTGTCTGTTGAATTGTTTTGCTCTGGTGGTACTTGCTGTGGAGGATTCAACCAGACATCAGGCAGCCACTCTTTAGGATCCTTGTCATAACTTTTCACAATCTCTTTTGCTGGCTTGAGTGCCAACTCAGGTGGAAACTGGAAGAATTGTAAGAGAATGTTGCTAAGTTCTTGAACAGTCACTCGTTCAAGTAACTCACTATTAGCAATGATTGATTGTCCCTTTATCTTCACAATACCTTCCCAGTGCAAGTCATCTGGCTTTAGTTGGAAAAAGTTCTGTTCATCAGTTTGGGTTATTTCTCCTGTAGCATCATCTCGTTCTAAGTTAACAGGCACCTCACGAAATTCTTCCTGAACATTACCATCATCAAAGTTATCACCATTCTGCATTTCAGACAGTTCGAATGCTTCAATATATCTATCCTCTGCAACAAGTTTTATTTTAGGAACAGAGTACAAATCTTCTATAAGAGCAAGAGAGATTGCAGCATCACGCTCAAGAGCATCATTGATATTGTCCAATGGAGTCTTCAATCTTTTAAGAGCAGACTCACGAGCTTGCTGTACTTCGAATGCAGTCTTGCCTGTTATCTCTCCAACTATTGCTGGTGTTATACCTGAGCTATCATCAATTGCTTTTTGAGCTCTGTCAATTCCTTCCCAAGCATCTCGTCCTGGTCCTGGGATATCATTCCACACAATTGACTTTGGATCATTAACTTGACGACCTGCTCCTGGTTTTATCTTCATTTGCCCATCTCCATGAAGTTTGTCACTACCAGAGTAGAAAAACTCTTTATAAATTGACAGCACCAACTGGTCAATAGTCATATTTCTGATCTTCATGTGCATCTTATGATCATTTCGCATTGCTTCATACACACCAATACCATATGGTGACTTGTCATCTCGTAGTGTCCAAGGTGCCACCCAAATACTTAGAGCTTTACTCTCAATCTTCTGTGGCAATGGTTCAACAATAAGAGGTATGTTGTCATTAGTCATGACAAATAACAAATCAAGTTCCATGTTCTCATAGAACCAAACTCGCTCCATGTACTTAGCTACTCTTTTCTGCTCATCATTAGTTGGAATAGTCATTTCTCCATCATCTGTAACAATTCTCTTCTGAGGTTTCACATACTTCTTGAAGTTCTCAAGATGTCCAAATTGGCTTACAAATTGTGTCCATGGATAATCTACATAGAACATGTTATCATTGAAGCTGAATGGATCTCCAACTCGATAACTATCATCAATCCACACCTGCCAAGGACTCATCGATTGTCGATACACATCATTGAAGTACACATGTTCTCTCTCATCATATGTATTCTTGCTCTTGTCTGCAGGATTGTAGTTTGTTATCTCACGAGCTGGACGACGAATGGTGAGAGGGAATGTACGACCAATACCTGTTCCATACTTTGCAGCATTGAACACCATAGGCTTCAAACAAGCAGACTTTGAATGAGCAATCTCCCATGACCTATGGTACAAGTTGCTCATCAAGTCACTATTCTTCTGGTACTTTTTTGCAGATGGATTGAGTATTGCTGTTGGATTCTGGTCTACAATTACACCAAGTGCAGTTTGCACTTTGATATATGGATTACTTGGTACAGAGTCTTCTTGCCAGTCATCCTCTTTACCAAGCACTGTCTGTTTACTTCTCCATCCCAATGTATCATCACTAACTAACACTTTTTTACCCTTTCCATCTTTTATCTTATGAGGAATATATGCTTTGTCTGCTGCTTTCCAAATTTCTTCAACTCCAAGTCCACGACGATGTTCTTTTAGTTGCTCTTTACGTTCATTGAAATGCTTTAGAGCAGCTTTCTCACTTTCATCACCAGTATACTTCTCAGCATTCTTCTCTTGTTCCTCTCGTGCTTTCTCAAACGCTTCAATCTTTGGCATATTGTTTATTTATTAAATGTGCAAATAACATCAGTGTTCTTTACAAACCAAAACTCCTCAAGCTCATCACTATCATACTTCATATGAACATCAGTTGGATTGAATTTATGGAAGAATATACCATCTCCTTTCTTATATCTATCTGCAAGTTCTTCACATACTTCAATAACTGTTCCTTTTGCTACTTGATCCTCTTCCATCTTTTCTTCTGGTATGATGATACCTGATGCTGTTGTCTTCTCATCTTCTGTTATATCCTCAACCTTTACCATTATATTGCCATTGTGTAGTTTGATGTCCATAGTTAGTTAAACATTAAATCTTTGTAATCCTACAAGATCGCTATTAAATACTCCGATTTTCTTTTGAAACTCTCTTTGTTTTATTTCTTCACGAGTTGGTGGTTTATCAGCTTTATCATCATTAAGTGTTCGTAAGAAGTATCTGTCAACATCAGCAGCATGGTCTTCACCATCAGAATCCAAGTCCTCTGGATTACCCTTTCCAATTGGATTGTATACAAGTGATGGTATTGTTCTGATCGAGTCTACACATGTACTGAAGTACCGAATCTTTGGTAGTGTATGTTCATCATGAAAGAGATACTGATGCATGATAGTCCAACCATGCAGTCGTCCTTGTTTCTGTGATGTTCCACTCTTATCACTAGGAATCATAACAGGAATCGATGTACTATTACCAACTCCATTATCTTTGAATATCTCTGCTATGCTCTTATCAGTTCCAGTACGAGTGAAGATAGCAGAGTCAACAACTACATACTCAAGCACTTCATTTGCTTCTTTTGTAATGCGAGTTACTTCTGATGCTATCTGGTTTGCTTCCCAACGAGGAGAACCATCCTCCTGATTAACATACAATTCTCTATACACCCAGACATTGCCATCATAGTCTATTGCATACCACTTGAAACAAGCTGGTTTGGCACGTCCATGGTCGTATGCTCCAAATCGTCTCCATGTTTTTGGCACTGGAAATGGAGAGACAACATGCACATGGTCACGCCATTCACTGAAGTACTGTCCTTCAAACAAGTTCCAGTCACCTTCCAAGTATGCTCGTCTCATCTCATCTGGAAGTCCTTGGAGCTGGTCAAAGTATGTTTCTGGCAGATTTGCTCTGTTGTCGTATGCTGTAGCAATAATGTACTTGAATTTGTCCTGTTCTTTCTCAGTCGATTCAAACTCTCTGTCGATAAATATTTTCTTCACCCATGCATGTCCAATTCCTCCTGGGTTTGTTCCAGAAAGAAACTTGGTATCTGATATTCCAGGCCAACGCATTCTTGTTCTTAAAAAGTTGAATACCTCTTGTCTGTCACGAGTCAACTCATCAACAAGGATAGAAGCAAACTCACTTGATGCATACTTACTAGGATCATCCAGATTCCTCAGAGCAATCACACCACTTCCATACTCTGGTCTCAACACATACTCTTTATCACCTTTGTTAAGTTGACCAAGCCACACTGGCAACTCATAATTCATTTTGCTGATATGACGATCATTCAGGCTGGGAAAGTCCTCGCAAAAGAGTCCTACCCTCACACCTTTGAGATTGTATTTTTGAAAGAACTGTAGAAGTAACTTTACTGCCATCCATCTGAGCCAATAGGACTTCCCACCACCCATAGCTCCTCCATACAAAATATACTTAAATGTTTTGACTGCCTGCTCTGCTTCCAGTTGTTTGTCATTGAAGTGTGTTAGTGTTGACCAACATATCTCTTGATACTCTTTACTTGACATGCTCCATGAAGTTCTTTACATTCAGAAACGACTTGGTATATCCTTTGTTACGAATCTTTCCTTCTCCTGGCTCTCCTGCAGTTGTAAATCCAGAACGATGTATGTCTGCAATTTCTTCTGGCTTGTATCCAAGAAGCATAAATCTCATTATCTTTGCAAGCATGTACTGCTCTTGCAACTTTGGAGATCTGAGAAACTCTTGTGGTGTTACTGCTTTGCCAATATATCTTTGAGCATAGCTTTTTAGCTCACCTTCTGTTACTTGATACTTGCCAAGAGCTTTGCCAAGTTCTTTGCTACCTGATGGTCTGCTGAATGTATATGGATGCTTCTCTCCTCTGCTCTCGTTATATGCAATGTACTTCTTGATTGACTCTGCATCGTTTTTCAATTTGATCAATGGTGACTTGAACAACTTGTTACTTGACTTACGTTTGTTCTCTGGAGCTTTGTACTCTACTGAGTTTGCTTTTGTCAATGCATGCTCAAGTGCAACTCCTCCTGCTGTTGTTCCTGCTGCTGTTGTCAATGCTCCTGTTCTTACTTTACCAGCATTCTTGGATGGTTTGGTTGCATCATAGATAACATTACCTTTATCATCAAGCACTCGTGCAACATCTTTAACAGACAGCTTTGGATTCATAAACCTATCCACAACTCCATTCTTTAGTGATACTTCTTTCAATCCTTTGTTAACAGATGGTTTGAATTCAAGTATTGCAGGAGTCTTGTCTCCCCAATCAGCCCACTTGCCAGCAAAAGAACTTGCCTTCTTAAAATCAGAAGTCATAAGAACTTCACCAGATCTTATTCCCTTCTTCAACATATTCTTCCATGCTCCGACAGTGGTACCATGGAACAGTCGCTTTATACTCTTTACACTCTTACCACCAGGAGTCAAGTCAGCAGCGACACCAGCAAATCCAAGAGCAGGATAGCCAATCCTCTCTGCCAAGCTCATGGTACTTCTTGGTTTATTCTCATTGCCAAAGAACTCAGCTCCAGACCTTTGGAATGTCAATGGCTTGCCACCAGTGTCACCATACACCTGCTTCTCATAGGAAGTTGTTGGAGTAATGGGTTTTGCTGTTCCCAATGTTACGAGAGGCACTGTTGCTGCATATCCTCTATTGATCGATTGTCCCATCTTCTCCAAAGCTGCTACTGGTTTGCTACCAGCAATTGTTCTCACACCAGTCATCATTGCTGAAGCAATACGTTCTGCTAGTGTTGGCACTTTGATACCATCATTTGGCAAGATAGATTGCTGTGTTGATGTCTTCGTTTTGAACAACTGTGTCGCCATGTTACTCTCCAAACTTGACTCGATTAAGTTTTCGTTGCATGCCATATCGGCTGAATCTTTTCTGCACTCTGTTCTGTATTTTTGCTACTCGATTCTTAGCACGTCCAAGCATCGTCTTTGCTCTGTTTGTCTCTGTTCCTACACGACTCACTTGAGACTTGCTAACTTGCCTCATAGGAGTCTTCATTGCTGCTTGTGTTGTCTTGAATACTCCACCTCGCATTTGATTTGATATCTTCTTGAATGGTGTCATGGTATTATGTATCTATCCTGATAAGGAATGGTTTGTCATCTTTATTGCCCAAGTCGATTGACTGTGGAGGTTTGCCAAATGCTCTGTCCCAAATATTATCAATATCACGACCTTCTGGTCTTTGCGCTTCAATCCAGAAGTAGTAATCTCCTTCATCTAAACTTCCTTCTGGTCCATTTATCTCTGAAATGACACATGCGATCTCTTTCTCATCTGCTACTTGCTCTGCTCGTTCATACCTATTCAACTTGTCATTCCACTTTCGTCTCATCAGAACTCTTGTTCCAAGAGCCAAACTCATCTTTGCACTCATCAACTTGTCAGTGTTCTTGTAAACAATCTGACGAATGCGCTCAAGTTCCTTTTCCTTCTCAAGAGTTTTTGGTTCTTTCTTACCTTTCTTACGACCTTGACCACGACCTGCTCCACCTCGTCCTGTTAATTTTTTATTTTGTCCTGTAGGTTGATTCATATTTCATAGAATCAAGACTGCTAACACTACTTGGCAGTCTTCTTTGCTTCAGCTTTTTTCTTTTTGTCTTCTTTTTCTTTTGCTTCTTTCTTCTCTGCAGCTTTCAAACTCTTCTCAAGTTCTTTCAACTCAGCTTTCAATTCCTTTACTGTCTTAACTTCATCTGTCTTCTCCTCTTCCACTTCCTTTATGAGCTTATGAGATGCCAGCACACCATCAAGAGCATAATCGTATTGTAATGACTCAGCTTTGGTATGATTAAAAAAAGCTTGCATAACTCCAAGCGCTGCTGCTCGTCCTTCAGACTTGTATGTTTCACAAACTGCAGTTTCTTGCGCTTGTGTCATTCTCAATCCTGTACTCATGATGATGATAGATTAAATTAATATCTTTATTAAACCTCGTTTCTGCATTTTTGGAAAGTGTTTTATTCAACTAGAACACAGTTTCAACTTCATTTGCTTTTATCTGGTAAATTTTAGCCATGTTTAAACACATATTTGCACACTCCTTGTATCCTGTCATATGAAGATTTCTCTTGTATGCTTTCATCATCCAAAGTGCAGTAGACAATTCATTTGCTCTTAAATCAAGATAGTATGATCGATCATATTCAACAACATTACCATTCAGCAGTTGGATAGTTTTTCTCTTCATGTTGCCACTCTTCCTCCAAGAACTTTCCATTACTAAAGACAAGTCTCACATTACCTGTCTTACCAGTACGTCTGTTTGCTTGGATTGAAATATTTACATTGTTAGTAATTTCGACCTGTCCTTTCTTCTTCAGAGTTTTTCTCCACAGGAGCAGGACTGTATCAGCTTCCTGTGCAATGAATGAGCTATCACGAATGTCTTCAACCATCGGCTGTTCTGTCATTCTCGGTTGCTTCATGTGAGCAATTATGAAGATGATAACATTCCATTGCTTTGCCATCCTCTTCAACTCACGCATAGCTTGTCCGATTCTGATATCAAGTCTGTCTGTGTTCATCGGTACAATGAAATGAAGATGGTCTATGAATACAATTCGAGTATCAAACTTTGCTCTGCCTTCAATTATTTTTTTCTCAACCCACTCCAATCTATCTCCTTTCATCACATTCGGAGTCCAGAACAATGGAGGTTCAACATCTCTGTCAATGTACTTCTGCAACAGCTCATCAGCACACTCCTCAAATGGCAACCAAAGAACTCTCTCAGCATCCATCTTCTCCGTGAGATACATACACAATGATGTCTTACCACTCTTAGTAGCAGCAGATATAACAACAAGTTGCTTCTCTCTAAATCCACCAAGGATATCATCCATAGCTTTTATGCCACTCATATAAGATTTCTCTGGTGGAGCATTTTTCATTCTTTCCAGAATGGCTGTACTCGGAACCACTTTGTCCTCACCAGCATAGGTCTTAGCTATCTCTGCTAATCTGTCCAGCTTCTCTTGCTTTCCTGAATCATCAATTGTTTCCACTATCTCATTCTGCAGAGACTGGATGGTTGCTTCAATCGAATCTAGTTCTGAATCGTGCATACTCATTTGGTTAGATATTTTAACACAGTATCAAGAGTTGTTTCTTCTTTAACAAATTCAAATGCTTTCACAATAGCATTTTCAATTGCATCATTATCAAATTTACCCACCTGTGTTGCTGCTCGTAAATGTCTCTTGAGAACAACTTCAGCTTCATTCTTATTTTTTGGATCTGGTGTGCCATACTCCTCACGCTTGCGAATAAGAAAAACTCCAATGACACGAATGTGACGCTTCCCATCTGTGGTGAGCAACTTCAGCCACTCATCTACATCGAACGATTCATCTGGTGAAGAGGAGTCAACCACAGACTCTCGTCTCCTCTTCTTTTTCGTCTTCTTTGAAATTGCAGATTTTTCTGCATTTACGTTAGTAGTAGAGGTAGAGGTAAAGGTAGAGGTAGAGGTAGAGGTAGAGGCCCGAACCCTTACCAAACCCTTACCTAACCCTTTGTTAACCCTTAGATAACCCTTAAAATATTGCTTTACTTGTTCCTTTCCTCCATCTTCATCTAACCAACTCCAGTCCATCCAATCAACGAGATGCTGAGGTGCACTTTTCAATGCATTTTCAACAGCAACACGAACATTTGGTATGCTAAGATCAGACTGTTTGTACTTCAAAAAGTTCTTTATGACGATCCATCCATCATCATATTTGGCCTTTCCATCATCCTCAAATCGTTGTAAAGTTTTGTCTACAAACTCAGCACTGCACTTTGTGTGAGCTGCAATTTTCCATGTCTGTATTTCATAAATGCCACACCATGATGTGTTCTGGTTTTGGAGAAGATATATGAAAATGAGAGTCTCAATTGAGTTGAGTTTTGATATGTAGCTATCATCCCAAATCTTTGTATCAAGTTGTCTTATGGTTGACATATTACTTGACTGTTAATTTTATTTTAGTGTCATCAATCTGCTCTATAAGACCAAGGTCTTTTAGTCTGTTCATCGACTCTTCTATTGTAGGATAGTCAACTCCAAACAAACCACTTTCTTTGTCTATGACACCACAGTCAGATGCAATCGATAATGTTGGTCTAACCACAACCATATCATCATCACACTTAGCTAAAAGTGCAAGATATACAGATTGTACTTCTGCATTTTCTCCAACAATGTATCTGTAGTTTTGTACTGGTTCCTTCATATACTAAAAAACACTGTCCACATCATAGCTGAGAGGAGCACTAATCCTGGGTACAATAAAGACCCACTATGATGTGGACAGTATATTCTAGTAAGAGAGTTTGACATAGTGCTTTCCCATAATCGATATAATTAAACCTCGTATCCTTTAAAAAAGCAACAATGAATAGTTGATAACTTAGTTGATAAGTTGATAACTTAGTAAACAAATAATTTATATGCAATGAAAAGCTCCACGAGTCAAGTGACGAGTGGAGCTAATATGAAATAGGTGTTACATGTTTTTTGCGAGTCGAGCTATATAGTTCTCATCTTCATAAAACTTTCCATCTCTGCTCCTTCTCTCCTCCTCCTCATCTCTGCGACGACATTCAATCATCCATGAATTGTAGCAGTTTCGATCACAAAACCACAGATCAGTTCCAATGCGTGCTAATTTATTATAGTATGGAGTAATTGAACCACAGTATGGACACTGTTTAAAATGAACCATCTCACACCTCCTATTCAAAGAACATCCAGCGACATGCTGGGTGGTGTTAACAACCCACCACAAATTATTAACACCACTCAATCCATCTCTGTCAAATGCACAATTGTTCGTCTCTCTTTTTTACTACATTTTTCAAAAGTGATTCGCAAGTCTTTAACAAACTTTACATTGTCATCAGCAAGGACAATGTCTCTGAGTGGATCCATAATAAACTTTGGAGTGTAGTTGTCCAAATCTACTGTTTTGAGATTGTGGAAGTTTTCAATCCAGACTGCAACTGGTTTTTTGATAAATGGAATATTTGCCTTCATAACACAAACAGACACCATGTTATGCCACTGTTGTTTCAACTTGTTTCTTTCTCGAAAGTGCATTCGAGTCCATGTGTTCAATGATGGATGTACATCAGGAATCTCAATCGTATACTCTTTGTTCTTTACTTGACTTTTTCTAGAATCATTGCTGGATTTACTCATGTTATAATTAGTATTATTCTATTTTCACAGAGTTATCAACTATTTATAGACCTACAGCACTTGCCTTTTACAGGGAATTGGCGCATACTTAGTTTAGGTCAAGAGAAGAGTTGAACAGAATAAAACAATTTCAATTTATAGTATACTTCTTTTTGGCAAATTATCAAAACCATTTATCAACTTATTACCCCATAAGAAAACCATGAATAAGAATACAAAAACATTAAAGAAATTTTATTTTACATTTGGCCTTGGACATAAACATGAGAATGGATTTCATGTCATAGAAGCAGAGAGTCGCAATGAAGCAAGAGATAAGATGTTTGAAAGGTTTGGAACAGAGGGAGCATTCGAATATTCAGAAGAAGAATGGATTAAAAATGTGATGAGTCAACAAGAAGAATATAATTTACACGAGGTAAAATACTCTATCATGACAAACAAATTCGCACCAGTAGGTTGGTTCATCAACAACAAGACTGTAAAACATTATATAGATCTAATTGATATAATTGGAAGGAGTTCTCCATACAAACAATCAATGTTCAAAAAAGAAGTTAGAAATATATTTGAAAAGAGAATGTTTGGAAACTATGATGACCATAGTGAGTACTATGTAACCACAAATGAGCTTGATGAGATTTATAAGAAGTATGACAAGTAACATCATGAATAACGAAGAAAGAATAGAAGACACAGAGGAGTGGCAGGATCAAGCAAAGCAAGCATTGTTGGACATAGGATTGACAGAGGATGAAGCAGAGAGGCAACTTGAAGAATATATAGAGATTTGATAATTATTACAGAACACAAATACTCGTGAATATGAAATACCTCTACAAATCACTACCCAAAGACAAATCACCACACGGACACAAGTTTGTGCTCAATAGGTGGTATCACGAAGATACCATAGCCATCTGTAAAAGCGGCTTCCACGCTTCTGAGAACATCTTAGATGCCATGGAGTATGTAAATGCTGAGTGGCTTGCGCTTGTTGAGGTGAAAGGCGAGTCTGAGATACACAGTGACAAACAGTGTTGGTCAGACATGCGTGTGGTGAAGTTTGTCCGTTGGACCCAAAAAGACTCAATCGCACTTGCCATTTTTGTCGCAGAGCTAGTGTTGGATAAGTACGAAAAGGAATACCCAAAGGACACACGCCCACGGGAAGCTATTGAAGCTGCTAAAGCAGTATTAAGGTCGGATACAGAAAAGAACAGAGAAGTAGCAGAAGCAGCAGCATGGGCAGTAGAAGCAGCAGCATGGGTAGCAGCATGGGCAGCAGCAAAAGCAGCAGCATGGGCAGCAGAAGCAGCAGCATGGGTAGCAGCATGGGCAGCAGCAAAAGCAGCAGAAGCAAAAACAGCATCAAGGGCAGCAGAAGCAGCAGCATGGGTAGCAGCAAAAGCAGCATCAGCAACATCAGCAGCAGCAGCAGCATGGGCAGCGGACTCAGCAAAATTAGCATCGGAGTCAGTAAAGGAAGGTCAAAAAACACTACAACAATGCCATGACTTTGTTATCAACCATAAGAACTTGCGAGTATGAAAAAACTACACGTATACCACGACTAACACACCAAACACATGAAATACCTCTACAAATCACTACCCAAAGATAAGGCACCTCATGGACACAAGTTAGCAAAGTCGGCAGCAGCGACAGCAGCAGCGACAGCAGCAGCGACAGAGGATGCGACGGCGAAGTCGGCGGGGTGGTCGGCGAAGTCGGCGGTGCGAGCGGCGAAGTCGACGGCGTGGGCGACAACAGAGTCAGCAGAGTTTGCAAGGTTAGCCGCACCAGCAGCAGCAAGGATATCCTCAGCGTTAGCGTGGTCGAAAGTAAGATTAGCAGCAGTAGCAGCAAGTGAAAAAATGCTACAACAATGCCATGACTTTGTTATCAACCGTAAGAACTTGCGAGTATGAAAGAGACATACACAAGCATAGAGACGAGTAAGTTAATGAACGAAGCTCGTTCTGTGGAGACGGGGATATGGCATTGGGTAGACATTTGTGGGAAGCCCACGTATACAGGCGTTGATAGACAAAGAAATGTTAGAAGCATGAACGACTGGGAAACAATACCAGCCCACAACCTCGCCACAGCCATGCAATGGCTAGAAGAGTATGGGAAGAAGGTGGGGTGGAATACAAAAATTGCAGATGACTGTTGCCAGGTGTGTGGTGAGCCACTCGAAATATCAGAGTCGATGTTTCGCATGCATGGGTCTTTGGGTCCTTGTCCAAAACCACCGATAACCAGTAAAGATACAAATGTAGTACAACAAGCTCTCCTAGACGCCTACCTCGCAGGCAACTACAACATGGCATCCAAAGAAGTATCAGAGTTTATTAGAAGCGTAATAAAATAGAGATATGAACTATATACAAGAAGTACAAGAGTTGTTGGAGAAGGAGCTGAAAATGCGAGGGACACCTTATGAGGGATTGTTAGAAACCTATGGTCTCTTGGTGCTCACGGTGGGAGAAGATTGTACAAATGAGCATATACACAATGCTTGGTCGACGTGTCAGAACAAAACTGACCCGGAACACCGTTCACTGACGTGGTTTGACTATCTGACCAAAGAAGTGCAAGACCTTGATGAACCATACCGACAGGCAGTTGTAAAAGTTGCAAAGATGATACATGAAAACATCCCTGCTCGGCATGCTGAGGAGAAGTAGAATTATTCAACACTTACCATGAAGCACCAACACAAATGGTTTAAAAATAGAATAGGAAAGTTTGTCTTCCGAGACAAGCTACTGTGTAACTGTAAGACTTGTAACGAAGCATGGCACAACGGAGTGAAGATACTCGATGAACACCACGCTGATTATTTGCATATGGTACAGCATGATTTGGATATAAATTATAGAGATTAAAGTATTTATCAACAATAAGAGAAAAGAAATAATATGACAACACTTGAACACAAAATCCTAGAGAAGATAACAGTATACCAATTGGATGGCTCATTTTACCCAATAATGTGGTCAGCGAGGCTAATAGCAGATGAGTTTGATATAAGTTTATATATGGCTCGAAAGTGTATGCGTTCATTAAGACAAAAAGGCTATATAGAGCAAACAACATTCAATCCCCTGTGGTTGCTCGTACGAGTACGGACACGAATGTGAGCCGTACCCACCAATTCATGGAAGTGTTGCTACAGAAAAGTCAAAAAAAATGTTCGCTACAGAGATAAAAGAACACGAAGACTATGAGTGTGCTCTAATGGAAAAATATTTTGGTTAAAGTTCATTAAAAACCTAACCACATAAACATATGAATGAAGAAAAAACAATAAAACAACTATCTTACACAGACGATCACGGAATGACATGCACCTACTCTGTTGGTAAGGATGATGTTGTCAAAATAGTGGAGAATCGTGCGAGGGGCGAAGGTGACAAGTGGTACTATGACATTGAAAGAGAGTCATATGAGGGAGGAAAAGAAACAATAAGACGATTCAGCTTTGATGAGGTTATTTTTTACACATAATATGACTAAAGAAAACACAAGTATAGAGAAAGCGTTTGAGCGAGATTTCTCATTCGAGGGGAACAACGACCCAGAAGATACGCCAAAAATGCTGTTCGTCATCCATGATGACGGCACAAAAAGTATTGCAAGACCAGAGTATGTGATTGCGTTTGCCAGACAGTGTTACTTCAATGGGTATGAAGATGGGCAGTTAGAAAAGCCCGAAGTACTACCATCGGAGAAAGTAATAAGGCCATGACTAAAAAAACAGACCAAGATGAAGATTTGTACATTGAGTTTGATGAATTTCTCTACAAAGAATATAAAGCAACAGTGAAAGATGTTCTAGAAAATGATGAAAACCAACTTTGTGTTATAGTTAAAAATGAGTATGGTTTTGAAGAAGTAGTATTACCAGATAAGTATCAATCAATCGACCTATGAAAAGAAGTAGAATGTACAGAGAGTTGCAAATACATAGATGGAATAGATTTATTATTAATATTATAAAGTATGTCATCTATGGATAGTATAATTGAAAGTGTAACAGATAATAAGTCTGAGAAATTCCTTTGGAAATACAGTTCTACAGAATCAGAGAGCATTATGGATGAAATAGAAGAGTTCTCTGAACAAGAAGCTGAAAGATTTGCATGTGATTACTCAAGTGATCCAGACATAAAAGAACAACACAAGCAAACATTCAAAGGAGCATTACAAGACAAAATTAATAGCAAATTGCATGAACAAACCATCAACAAAAAATAAAACAACTAAGAAAGAATCTCCAGCAGGTCTTAACCAGAAGTTTAAAGGAAAGGATGGTAAACTGCATACATTGAAAAGTGTATTGAAAGATGGTGACTGGTGGGAGACTAATGGTAGGAATAAGATGACAATGCTCACTCACGATGCAGTGAAGCGCATTGCTAATAAAGCAGGGTTTGTGGTGGTTGATTATTCAGTACTAACACAGCCAACAATATACAATAACATGGAATGTGTGATTATGGTTGAGATACAAGATAAGGATGGTAACAAGCTTGAACCAGAGTTAGGAGAAGCAAATAGGAACAACTTAGGTAGAATGGGCAATCGTAATCCCATGAACATGACACAGAAGCGTGCATATGACAGAACAGTATTATTCAATTTAGGTATAACAGGTATATTGTCTGATGAAGAGATTCCTAAAGATGATGAAACTAGAGAAAAAACTATGGAGAATCTAACACATGAAGAACGACAAAAGATAGCACCATTGATTAGTCAGTTGATGCTTGCTAAAACAAAAATAAACCTAGCATACTTTGATAAAGCAATGCCAGAGAACAAGAAGAAGATGGAGTTAAATGAAGAGCAAGTTGAGTACATCAAGAAGCTGTATATGAAAAGATTAGTAGAGATTGGAAAGAATCCTAAATGGAGCAAATAAATATGGCTAGACCAAATGACAAACTACCAGTCAATAAAGAGATAGGACTAAACAGGATAACACCAAGTATGTTGATGACATACAATGAATGTCCAAAGCTATTCTACTACAGAGACTGGTTGGGAATAAAGTTTCCACAGGATATGCGACACATGAATTTCGGTACCAGTATTCATGAAGCACTTGACAACATTTATTCACAGTATGATAATAACTTTGGAGGTGGATGGGATGGTGCAGACTTCAATAAGACAGTAGAAACATTCAAGCGTATGTGGAAGAAATATCTGATAAGCAAAGAAGAGTTTGAACGATTTGCAGTTACAAAGAAAGGATTTGAATCTGGATGTAAAAATGCAAATGATTTGTGGAAAATGATGTATGATGATGGACTGCTTATGCTGAAAGACTACTGGAATGAGAAAGAAATACTATTGACAGATTATGGCATTGATATGGAAGACACAGAGATACCAGTGAAGATGATGATGAACAATCCTACCAATCCAGAAGAGAGTCATCCAATCCCAATTAGTATGAGGATAGATGGTAGGACGAAAGATAACGTCACAGTGGAGTTCAAGACTTCAGGTGGCAGGTACAATGAAGAGGAAACCAGACAAAAGCTACAAGGTCGATCGTATGCTTTCGAAGGTTATCAGAATTATCAGCATAAGAATCCAAGAGTGGTGTATATCATCCTCTTAAAGAATCGTAAGAAAGATAGTCGTGTCCAAGTAATTGACTTAAAATATGATGAGTCAGACATGGAGATGTACTATAATGAAGTTGGTGTAATCTTGCAGAAGATTGCAAACAGAGAGTTTGAAGCTCCATTAAAAGATCATAAACCATACTGTCAGTGTGGTGAATATGAAAGAATGTTAAAAGTATAGTAACCATGGATGAAAAAGTAAAACAAGTTGGTTCTACAATGACAGAGCCACAGAATAAAAAAGAAGTTCCACGAGCAATGAGTTATGTTGATAAAAGAATAGATGCTCTGTTTGAGATAACAGAAAAGATGGAATCTCAATTGGCAATGGTGCTGTCTCCGAGCAAACCAAAAGAAGCAACTAGCAATGACAGAGAAGGATTCAATTCTGAAGCTGCTAATGTTATCATGGGCAAAGCTGAGAAGTTAGAGATTATCTCAAGTAGATTATCTGACATTATAGATCGATTAGAAGTATAAACAATAACCAAATAATAATATGGATTCAGCAAAAGAATTTGCAAGGAATTATGCAGAAACAAGCGGTAAACGACCATTTATGAGCTTTGGAGATATGCAACCTCACACAGTAAAGCTCATTAGTGATGAACGAGCAGAAATTGATGATGCAAACAATCCAGGAGAGAAAGTGCAAGGAGTACGATTTGTTGTACAAGCAGATGGTATCGATCAGGAGTTCTTTACAGGTTCAATTGGTCTTATCCAGAAGCTTGCAAGCTGCAATGTAGGTGATGTTGTGACAATCAAACAAGTAAAGGGTAAGAATGCTAAAGGAGCATTTCGCACCAGCTATGAAGTCAAGCGTGGTGAAGATGGTGGAGAAGTTAAGACTGAGAGTGAGCAGATGGCTGCTGACCCAGAAGCTCCTGCAAAACCTAATTGGTAAACATGCAAACGCTTGAGAACAGAATGTGCCAAATACTCGCTCTGAAGATAAAAGAGTATGCAATGGAAACTCGACAGAGTGAGTATGAGGTAGACCAAATGCTCAAGAAGAGATTGCACTATAGCAAAAAGAGTGAAGCAAATTACAAGACTCTTGGGAGAGCACTTGAATTGATAGATGAAATGATGTATGATGACAAGAAATAAATTTAGTGAAAAATATGCTGATAAAGGTGGAGTGGGAATGCTGCTTCAGATGATAAATGGTTGTCGTCGTCGTACTGAAATATCAGCATACTTTGGAGTAACTGAAGATAGGATTCGACAATGGTGTGATGATATGGGATTACAACGACCAAACTACCACAAATGTATGACTGTAAAAGAAATGGTAGAAGTATACAATGATGATGGAATGGATGAAGTAGAACGAATCTTCAAAAACAGCAGATGGTATGAAGATGGATTAGAGGAGATAAAAGCACAACATGATACTAACTGATAGAGATATAAAACTTGCACTGGAGCATCAGGAGATTAACATTGAAGGAGTGAAAGATCCATATATAGGACCTGCATCAGTTGACTTGCATCTTGATAATAGAGCAAGATATAGTTACTCTCATACTGCTGAGAAAATTGACACAAGCATAGACAATGACCATCTATTTGGAACAGATGATGGATGGGAGAAATTGATGCTGCTACCAGGAGCATTCTATATCTTGAGCACTATAGAAGTAATTGGATTGAACAGCCAGCATGCAGGATTTGTACATGGAAGAAGTTCATTAGCACGATTAGGATTGAACATCCATATGGCTGGTTTTGTAGATCCAGGATTCAAAGGAAACATAACATTAGAAGTTACTAACTTTACGAATCTACCGATTGTACTGCACAAAGGAATGCGTATTGGACAGATTGTGTTCATGAAAGCTATGACACCAGCAGCTATGCCATATAATCTTAAGTATGATTCTAAGTACCATGGACAGTCAGGACCAACACTAAGCAGAATTGAACATGACTCATAAAACAATAGAAATTGAAACTGCAGTGCTTGGAGCTGGAATTGGAGGACTTGGAGCTGCTTGGTGGTTAAAACAGCTAGGAATGGAGAACTTTGCAGTGTTTGATAGTTCTCCAAAGTTTACAAGCAACTTGCACAATGGTGTTCACTATCTTCACAGTTTGCCAAATTTACCATCATTGCCACTTACAATAAAAGAAGTAACATTGACAGATGGAGTTCTAAGGAAATTTGGAGACGCTAACACTGCAGAAATAGCAGATACTCCAAGTTTGCAAGATTCACTGAAGTATAGTAAGAAAGTAAGAGAGATACAACATCCAAGTTCAATCATGAGTGTCGGTAAGAGAAAAAATGTATATCTGCCACAAAGCAATAACATGAATGATTTAACAAAGACATTGTATGATGGAGTTGGAGAACACATGTTTATGTTTGATTGTTTAGTAACTGAAATAAACAGAAAGAATAAAATCATAACAATTAACAAAAATGGCAAAGATATATATATTCATTACAAGAATGTTATATCTACATTACCACTAAATATTGTATATCCATATTCAAAACTAACGTCTGTTCCAGTCTACATTACAAATTGTAAAGTTGATGGCATAGTTCCAAACTGGCTGATAAATCTGTATGTTCCTAATAGTAATACTAGTATATATCGTGTGTCTATTCTGAACAACATTGCATCATTTGAGTCAGTTAGAGAATTAAACAGTGATGAGATACATGCTATAAAGCGTCAGTTTGCAATGTTTTCTATTGAAACAGAAGGAGTGAAAACATTTGTTTGGAACACAGGAAAGGTATTGAGTATTAGTAGAGATGAGAGATACAATATTGTTAGTGAATTGATGCATTCTGGTTGGTATCAGATAGGTAGATTTGGTTTGTGGAATAGAAAGCTGTTGATGGATAGCACTATACGACAAGCTGAAGAAGTTGTGCGATGGCTAAATGGAAAAAATAAAACCTATAAGAGTACATTATTAGACGTATTAAGTAAATAACATGGATGGAATAAACACAAAACTAGAAAAACAAGCAAGTTTTGGACAAGCAAGTTTTGGAATTGGTGATAGAATAGATCCATCAGCACAATCAATGAGTTTGAACAACAAACCAGATGCACTAGAGGTTGATGAGTTCAAGAAAGTATTGCGAGAGATTATTGAGCTGAAGCAGAGTAAGAGTGGAGACTATGCTGGGAGCTGGAGAGCACTTGGCATGAAAGGATTGCTGTATCAAATTGCACGTAAGTTTACTCGCATTTGGATTAACAAAGATAAAGAAAACTTAAACAATGAGACATTTAGAGATTCTTTGGTAGACTTGGCAGTATACTCAATCATGTGCATTCAGCTGATTGATGATGGAGATACAAGTGATAAGATAGATATAATTCTTAAAAATGAGTATGGCAAATAAAGAAGCACACAAAGAATATATAGAGGCAGAAGAAGTAGAGTTCTTGGGAGAACCAGTAGGACATAACTTTGAAGAACCAAAGCATCAAGTTGCAGGATATGAAAGTATCAGTGTCAAGCTGCTGTCTAGCAGTGATTACTGGGAGTGGGTAAAAGCTGCATACTATGCCAGCTTGGTGACTTGGGATACCACTCCACAATTGCCTGTGAGTAAAGCAATGGATGAAGATGCAATTAATCTTGAGGAGAGATTGCTATACATGTTGAGCAAGCGACCGATTAGTGTTGCACTTGAAGGAGCAGTGTTCACATTCAAGCTCACAGGTATTCCACGAGCAATGACTCATCAGATTGTGAGACATCGACAGATGAGTTTTGGTCAACAGAGTTATCGAGTGAGTAGCTGTTACAGCGATCCTGTTAGAATACCTGTGTCTTTGTTAGAAAGAACAGAGGAAGGATCTGATGAAATGATAAAGAAGTACATCAAAACAGTGAAGGATATGAGGAAGGTGTACAAAGAATTGATTGAGTTTGGTATTCCAATGGAACAAGCACGAGCAATTATGCCAATGGGAACATGTACAAAGATTGCAGTGACAATGCGACTGAGAGATATGATTGAGTACTTCAAAGGTCGAACAAGTGGTATCGCACAAGATGAACATACATACATCGTTTGTCTGATGGCTAGAGAAATGAAAGAGAATCAACCAGAGTTCTTTAAGTTTATTATTAGTAAAGTTACAGATTTGGAAGAAATAATGGAAGATTATGGTGTGTAATTATTAGTAAAAGCAGAGTCGTTCTCTGCTTGGAGAGTAGATCTTTGAAGATGTTGGTGGTTTTAGGTATAAGAGTTTGTTGGTTTTCGTTCTCTTGTATCACCTGTGGGAACAGGCAAGTAACCCCACCAGCTAATATAAAGGATCCTGTCTACTCTCCAAGCAGGAAATGACCTGCTAATTAACAGGAGGATAACATGATACTATCAAGTCACATGGATTCAAGTTTAGTAGACCAGAAGCAAACTTTGTCTTTGATGTCAGCTATCTTGTCAATCCTTGGAGAGATCCAGAAGTTCGAGCTGGTAGAAAAACTGCTGAAGAGTGTATGAATGAACAGGAAGGATTTAGAGCAATTGTAGATGCAATCGCTAATGTGGTTATTCAGTACCACAAGCTATTTCCAGAGGAAAACTACCAAGTGGCAATCTGTTGTTCTGCTGGTGAGTATCGTTCTCCAGCCACAGCACGAGCAGTTGGAAAGATTCTTGCACAACATCACATCGAGCATGTCCTCAATGTTGATGGTGAGAGGACGATGTAGTTCTTTTTTTGGCTGGGGAGTGTTTAAATCTCCCCATGCCAAATTCTTAATATCAAAATATGAAAGACAAAATAAAAAGATGGATAATATACAAGTTAGGAGGGATGGTTGTTACAGACCTACCTATAGATTTATCAATTGAATTAATGAGAAGACAAACAGAAGCAACATGCAGCAAACATTGCATTGAAGTTCTGAAAAATGGATTTAAGACAGACTAAACAAATTCTTGATATGAAAAATATACAACTTACAGAATTGCAAAAAAATCACTTGCCAACAGTTGATTGGTTAATAGACGACGCTCGTGCACAAGGGAAAAGCACTCTTATGGCTGTTGCATTTATAAGAAAAGCTCTTAAGAATCCAGGAAGGATGATATATGTGTTTGACCATTATGGTGGTGAAATGGGGAAAAGACATCTAATGAATATTCTAAGGCAAATTGTTGAAAGTGATGAGGAGCTGAAGCACCATACCAAGTTCACTAAAGATGGAATAATAATAGGATGATTATATGGACAAATTCATTAATCTTCATATCCACACAACCTACTCATTTAAAGATGGCTATGGTCATCCTCATGAGTTTGTTGAGCGAGCCAAAGAACTTGGACAACCAGCCATAGCAATAACTGATACTCATAATATAAGTGGTCACTATAAGTGGTACAAAGCATGTAAAGAAGCTGGCATCAAACCGATCTTGGGTGTTACTTTGCTTGTGTCAGATGATCTGAACCATATTCGTGACAGAGGATATGATGAGATAATACTATTGCCAGTAAGCAAAACAGGATACCATAACTTAACAAAGATTGTATCAGAAGCATGGTTGTCTGAGAAACCAGATTTCAAAATTGATAGACCTGTAACGACATATAACTTTGTATCTGAAAACAACAAGGATATTGTTGTACTATTTGGATATAATTCAAGAATAGGAAAAGCAATACATACTAGAGATCCTGATAAAGCATTTCATCTAGCTCAAAGAATAAAAGAATGGAAGCATGTCTATTTAGAAATACAACCATGGCAGACCAGCCAACAAAAAAGAATGTTACAGCAAATGATTGACTTGTCAAAAAGAACAGGAGTACCACTAGTTGCAACCAACAATGCTCATTATCCTGTGAAGGGACAATCAGACATACATGACATACTTCTGTGTATCAACCAAGGAGTGAGTATAAATGATCCAGAACGAAAAAGAATAGAACGTAATGATATGCATCTAAAGTCAAGAGATGAGATGATGAAAGACATGCCACAAGAGGCACTGGATAATACTCTGAAGATTGCAGACATGGTTGACTTTGAGTTTCCAAAAGCAAGTGCTATTCGTTTCCAGATACCTGATGAGGATAAAATACCACTCTTCAAGAAGAAGTGTTATGATGGGATGAAGAAGAGGAGGCTGGATATCTATCCAGAGTACAGAGATCGTCTTGAGTACGAGATGGATATCATAATAAAGAAAGACTTTGTTGATTACTTTTTAGTTATTGAGGATATTGTTGTATGGTCAAAAAAGAATGGTATTCTGGTAGGACCAGCCAGAGGAAGTGCTGCTGGAAGTCTAGTAAGTTACTGTATGGGTATCACAGAAGTAGATCCACTTAAATATGGTTTGATATTTGAAAGATTTATTGACATCAATCGTGAGGACATGCCAGACATCGATTTAGACTTTCAAGATGATAGACGTATTGAAGTGAAGAAGTATATTGAGAATAAGTATGGATTAGATAAAGTTGGAAGTCTTCCTGTGTTCTTGACATGGCATGGTAAGATGGCATTGGATGATATTCGGAAAGTGTTTGACATACCCCATAATGTTATTGATAAATTGAAACCACTTATAATCGAAAGATCTGGAGGTGACTCACGAGCATCATTCACCATCATGGATACTTTTGAGAATCCAAACTTTGAGTTTCCAAGACAAGCGATAAAGGATTATCCAAAGCTGAAGTATGCTGCTGCTCTTGAAGGATACATCAGGCAAATGGGCAGACATGCTGCTGGAGTGGTTGTTGCCAACGAGCCTGTGAGTAACTTTGGAACATTATATAAAATCTCAGAACAGCAGTCTTTAAGTCTCGACTATAAGGATGCTAGCTCTATTGGTCTGTTAAAGCTCGACCTATTAGGATTGAGTAATTTGACCATTATACAAAAGACCTTGAAGCTCATTAAAAGTCGTACTGGTAAAGATATTGATATTTATAGTCTGATAATGGATGATCCATTGGTTTACCAGAACTTTAGGATGGGCAAGCTCTTTGGAGTATTCCAATTCACAGGACAAGCAGTGAACCAGGTATGTCGTCAAATACAGCCAACAGACTTTGAGAGCTTGTCTGCTATTTCAGCTTTAGCACGTCCAGGACCATTAAACTCTGGCTCAACAACCATTTACATCAAACGACGTAACAACAAGGAAGCAGTTAGTTATCCTCATGAGGCAATGAAAGAGTACACTAAAGAGACATATGGAATTGTGGTGTATCAAGAGCAAGTTATGAAGACAATGCGTGAGATTGGTAAAATGAGCTGGAAAGCAACTGCAGAGATTCGTAAACTCATTAGTCGTAGCCAAGGTGTGGAGAAATTCAATACATTCAAAGAACAGTTTGCAATAGGTGCCAGAGACAATGGAATGAATGAAAAAGAGATTGATACAATGTGGGACTCAATTTGTACTTTTGGTAGCTGGGCATTCAACAAGTCACACTCTGTAAGTTATACAATCATCAGCTATCAAACTATGTGGCTGAAAGTGCATTATCCTATGGAGTTCTACTCAGCTTTGCTTCAGCAAAAAAAGAAGGATAGTGACATAAAAAAGATTCTTAAAGAGTACAAGAGAGAAGGATATAAATTGCTTCCAGTAGACATCAATAAAAGCAAGATATCATTCAGTATTGATAACAATGCATTAAGAATAGGATTCAAAGATATCCATCATATTGGTGAGAGCATATCAAAAGCTCTTGTGAAGACCCAACCATACACTTCAGTAAAAGACATAAAAGAAAAAGTTCCAAGAGTATCTGGAGTGTTGAAATATCTTAGCACACTTGGAGCATTTGATGGCATTGAAAATTTAGGAGAGCCAACACTATTTGGACCAGGAGAGTTGCTGGTTCCAAAATTAAAACTAACATTTTCAGAGAGATACAAGTTGTGCCCATGGGATGTTGAATTTGGAATTGAAGAGAAGTGGATGCCATTTATAAAAGAAGATGATAACTTATGGAATATACAGATAACTCCAATTGAGGAGCTTGATACTGAAGCAGGAATAAGAGAAGCTATCAATTTGATCGGAGTTGTTTCCGAGGTAAACTTAAAGAATAAAGTTGAAGAAGCTCAGAGCAAGGGAAATGAGTTTAAAATAGTAGAAGGAGTAAACTACGATTTCTGTAACTTAACTCTTGAAGACGATTCAGACTTTATTACAGTACGAGTAGCAAATGATGTATTTCCATTTTACAAGAATGCTATATTCTCAGACAAGAAAGAAGAGGATGCATTGCTCATACAAGGATTCATGGGAAGTGGCATAAGAATGTTTTTTGCCAACAAGATCATATCCTTAAGACAGTATAAGGATATGAGTTTGGAGGAAAGGTCGATACTATTAAAAGATGTTAGCAGATCTGCTAACAGAATTAAATCACAACGATATGGGAAACGTAAACTACAAACTAAGTAAAGGACTACACAAAGCAGTAAAAGCATTTGTGTACTTTGGACTACCATTCTTGGTAACATCATTTATCAGTCAGGTGCCTGATATTGCTAATCTTACAATTGGTAGTGTACTGGTATTATTAGCCAACTATATCAAAACAAAAATGCCAGATAGTACACTTGGCAAGATTGTGTAGTGGCAAGAGCATCTGTCTGCTGTCAGGTGCTCTCGTGACTAGATGATTGCAAAAAATCGTACTTTCATCCCTCCTCTTAGCTGGTAGTATTCAATAAAATGATTCAAGTTCCATACATTGTCCCACATTCCTGTATATGAGTTGTTGCTATACACATGTCCTCCAACAAAGATTCCTGTGTGTCCATTAAGTATATTAGGATCTTTTGGAGTTTTCCCTTTCCATGTGCCTGTTGCAGCTATAACAACAACTCCATCTTTTATTATAGACTTATCAATTTCGATAAATCTATTGTGCTTATTCATGTATCGTAAACCATCAAGTGTAAATGTGAACACTGGGGTTAAATTAGGATCAACCATTCGCAGCAATCTTGTTACACTCTCCTCACAGCCATATTCATCTGGAGCTAATAAAGACATATCAGCTCCTTTGACTAGCTGTGCATAGATGGCTACTCTTTTCATGACATGATATCTATTGAGAAAAAATCTTAGCCATCTTGGAATTGGATAAAAACCTGAAGCTCCTAATTTCGTCTTTCTTTTACTGAGTATAAAATTTAGTATTTGTATCATCATACTTCTATTCCTTTAGTTAACCACTTAGTAATTTCAAATCCATTCAATTCAAATGATCCATCATCGCTAACACCATTAACAGAGAATCGTATTTTCTTTCCTTCAAGTTCTAGGTCAGAGAATGTGGTTGTTTCCTTTTCAAGAGAACCTATCGGTAATGGATCATCTTGGTTATCTGGTCTGTAGAATATGTCTGCACCAGGATTGCCAGAGTGTAATGCTGATAGCTGATTGATTATTTTAGTATCTGATCTTAATCCTGTAAATGTGTATGGTGGTGTCTCAAGAGTATAATTTATTGCAACTGTGTTATCAGTTGTTCCTGTATTTAGTTTGTATACTTTGCCACTAGTATCTC